GGCTCCCACCAGCTGTAAAACGGCGTAGGTTCTATTCTGCTTTGACTATCGCTGCTTAACTTCAAAATCCTTGCGGTTAATGTGTCAAGTGTTATTGACAATTTCACACCTCAAAGGCAACGGGGGGCAACACTGCCGCCCACGTTGCTTTTGTGGGATAGTTTCCCCACCAAATAAATCAAGTCACACAAGCCCACACAGCCCTTGATTTTGCAAAGCATAATCTGAACAAATACCACACAAGAAAAGGCACAGATGTTTTGTAGATTTAGCGGGTTGCATTTACTCCGAAAAAGAGTTAATATGTGACTACCGCAAAGCGGAATCTACAAAAAGGAGATTTGAAATGAAAAGATATTATATCGCCTACGGTTCAAACCTCAATGTCCGTCAGATGAAATTCAGATGCCCCACAGCAAAAATCGTGGGAACGGCGGTTATCAGGGATTATGAACTTCTCTACAAAGGAAGCAAAACAGGCTCTTACCTCACCATTGAAAAGAAGAAAGGTTCGGTTGTTCCGGTTGCTGTCTGGGAAGTGACCGCCGCCGATGAACACAGCCTTGATGCCTACGAGGGCTGCCCGAACTTCTACTACAAGAAAAACATGGAAGTTACGCTTGATGAAACAGGTATCAGAATTGATGCTTTTGTGTACATCATGCATGAAGAATGTAAACTGGGAATTCCTACTTCTGCATACGTTCAGACCTGCAAATTTGGCTATGCCCTTTTCAAGTTTGATTTCAAATACCTTGATGAAGCCTATGAAAAAAGCCTGAAAGGAGTTGCCAACAATGAAAAATGAAGCCTCGACAGAAAGAACCTGCCCGAAATGCGGATGTGTTTATACTGGAGTTCCTGCACTTTCCAGAATCGACAATAAAACGCTGATTTGCCCCGACTGCGGAATCCATGAGGCTCTTGAAACCCTGGGAATCTCCCTGGAAGAACAGGAAAAAATCATCAGCATTATTCATCGTAACACAGCAGAATAATCAAACACAAGCCGCCACGTTTGGCTGTGTGGCAATTCAGGGATTCCCTCCGTAAATTATCCCATTTGAAATAAAGCCTCACACAAGGCGACAAGGTGGCTCAGAAAGGAAAACCATATGAAAGTACTTATCGTTGAACCGAGAAAACGCCCAAGAGAAGCTGAAATTGACGGCAGTCTGGAATCCATGCAGAAAACGGTCGGTGGGTATCTGCAAGCGATATACCCTTTTGAAGATGAAATTGCCCTTGTTTGTGATGATGAATCAAAGCTGAAATCTGATACGGAGTGGAACAGAATGCTCCCTGAAACAAGCGACGTTGTCAAAGGCACATTTTTCATCGCAGGTCTTGGAGCAGAAGATTTCACAGATCTTTCTCCTGAACTTATGGAAAAGTACAAACAGCGATTTTGGAGCATTGAACTTTTCATTCCTACGCCAAACGGTCTGATGCCGATCGTAATCAGGGACTGACAGTCCGCACGTTCGCCTGTGACGGCAAGTAAAACTGATTCCGAATACCTTTCCAATTTGAAAAGCAACGCCACAAACGCAAACGTGGCGGCTGCTTTTTTGCTGTCATAATCACACAATACAGGGGCGGTTTTCAAACTGTATATTCTGGCAGTTTAGTCGCTTGCTATGTGTCCAAAGGTATGGTAATATACAGTTACCGAAAGGGAAAACAACCAAAAAACCACGAAATATGGAGGAAAACACAATGGTAGCATACGGAATCGCAAAGGCAAGAGCAATGGCAAACAGAACGGACTGGAACGAAAGAACCGAAATCACAAAGGCAGTCATCACTTGGTTTGATGAGGATTACGAATACGACCTTGAAATTGAAAATGAGGACAGGATGGACGATAAAGAGTTCACAGACTGGATTGAGAAAAATGCAGAAAACCTTGCAAAGGCAGATGCAGAAGAAAATGAAACGATTTTTGAGGGCATTGACAGAATCGACTTCAAAGAAGACTACATTGATGACGATGCACTTTTCGACGAGGAATACGAAAATGCCTGCGAATTTGAATGGGAATGCATGACGGGAAGATAAATTCCCCTGCACTTTCCAAACAGCCCCTGACCCAAGGGGCTGTGGCTCGTATCGAAGAAATATAGTACACAAAATAACCCTGCGATGTTTGTGCAGTATATTTCCCCGTTATGACTTGCAATCCTTGAATTTGTATGGTAACATGGTTACAATGGGAATGGAATCTGGATTACAAAACAGCCCCTTGAGGGCATTAAAATAAATGATGCAGACTTGCTTTTTGGCAGGTCTTTTTTGTTTGGAGGTGAAAGCAATGGCAAAATTTAAACCAACACGCTTTATGGCGAAGGATTCAAAATATGATAAAAAGGCGGCGGACTATGCTGTTTCTTTTATTGAATGCCTCAGCCATACCAAAGGCACATGGGCTGGAAAGAAATTTGAACTGCTGAACTGGCAGGAGCAGATTATCCGTGACCTGTTCGGAATCCTGAAACCGAATGGCTATCGGCAATTTAATACAGCATATATTGAAATTCCGAAAAAAATGGCAAGAGTGAGCTTGCAGCTGCCGTCGCTCTGCTATTAACTTGTGGTGACGGAGAACAGCGAGCGGAGGTCTATGGTTGTGCCGCAGACCGACAGCAAGCCTCGATTGTTTTTGACGTTGCCGCAGATATGGTTCGTATGTGTCCGGCTTTGATGAAAAGAGTCCGGATACTTACTGCACAAAAAAGAATTGTATACACACCAACAAACAGCTTTTATCAGGTGCTTTCCGCTGAAGCTTATTCCAAACATGGCTTCAACATCCATGGGGTTGTGTTTGATGAACTGCATACGCAGCCGAACCGAAAGCTGTTCGATGTTATGACCAAAGGTTCAGGTGATGCCAGAATGCAGCCTTTGTATTTTCTTATCACCACTGCCGGAACTGATACAAATTCAATTTGCTATGAAGTACACCAAAAAGCGAAGGACATTCTGGAGGGTAGAAAACATGATCCGACTTTCTATCCTGTCATTTACGGTGCAGATGAATCGGAAGATTGGACTGACCCGAAGGTTTGGAAAAAGGCAAATCCAAGTCTGGATAAGACCATCGGCATGGATAAGGTGGTGGCTGCGTGTAATTCTGCAAAGGAAACTCCTGGTGAAGAAAATGCGTTTAGGCAACTGCGTTTGAACCAATGGGTAAAACAGGCTGTTCGTTGGATGCCAATGGAAAAGTGGGACAAATGCAAGGTTGCTTTTGATGAAGAGATGCTTGCTGGGCGTATCTGCTATGGTGGACTTGACCTTTCCAGTACAACAGATATTACAGCTTTTGTACTTGTCTTTCCACCTACTGAAGATGATGAACATTATTATGTTTTGCCTTACTTCTGGTTGCCGGAAGAAACACTGCCACTTAGAGTAAGACGTGACCACGTTCCATATGATATATGGGAACGACAAGGCTATCTGAAAACTACTGAAGGAAATGTGGTTCACTATGGTTTTATCGAAAACTTCATCGATGAACTGGGGCAGAAATTTCACATCAAAGAGATTGCTTTCGACCGTTGGGGTGCGGTGCAGATGTCACAGAATCTGGAGGGGCTTGGTTTTACGATGGTGCAGTTCGGGCAGGGTTACAAAGATATGTCACCGCCTACCAAGGAACTGATGAAACTGACTCTGGAACAGACCCTTGCCCACAACGGACACCCTGTTCTTCGGTGGATGATGGATAACATTTTCATCAGGCGTGACCCTGCCGGAAATATCAAGCCGGATAAAGAAAAATCCACAGAGAAGATTGACGGTGCGGTTGCCATGATCATGGCTCTTGACCGTGCAATCCGCTGTGGATGCGTTTCTGATGAGTCGGTTTATGATACGAGGGATATGCTGGTGTTATAGGTTTGATTATCTTTGCAAACTGGAATTTCTTGAATGGTCGGATATTCTCCGTTATGATCTTTTAAATATCCATTAATTTGATCTTGAGTAATATTCATATATGCAATTTGTGTGGAAACCTGCATTTCCTTATCTGTATAACTCATCTTCTCTAATCTCCTCCATTTCTTGATTAAATTCATCAATACTCATTTTCCAAATACCTTCCTCTGCTCCCCGTGCTACTTCTTCATATTTTGTGTTCAAAAAATGAATCAAGTCGGAATTGCAGGAAAGGGAGGGATACTCGCTATAATATTCTTCTACAGTTTTCTCATCATCCAACAATATAAAAGTAACTCTTAAAAAACGAGGATTTGTATCAGAAACAATACTTTTCATAAAGAAATATAATTCTTCATTACTATAGCAATCTAAAAAATCAGAAGATAGATACAAATCAATCTTTGGTTGAACGCTATATGCAGACATCTCATCATTGTATTCTTCAATTGTGATATTCGTATTCTTGATTTCTTTTTCTTTAAACGGAATGCTCGGAACATCTACATCAATGTAAAAATACAAATTGACATCGGCGAAGGTTTTTTCCACGATTTTCTTGTATTGGTCTCCAATGATCGATTGGATATAATCATCTTTTCCGCCACGTGTTTCAATCAGGCTATACACCTCAAACAATAAATCAGGATTATTTACTGGATATGCAATTGTTCGATGAGAATCCATGATAGTTTTCACTTCGAACTCTTCTCCATACTTTTCGTATAGCTGCTCTTTCGCAAATTTTGCTAAATCTTTACTGTCATAAATAACACAGCCTGTCAGCCAGATTGTATTTGTAAAAACAACAGCACATAAAGCTGCTATAGAAAAAAGATGATGAATGATGTTCTTTCTCACTCTTGCATTCTCACTTTCTGTAAAAATCACCGGAATTTTTGCGATGTAAATGGTTAATGCCCATCACATCAGCTGTATAGCATTTCATATTTTACTTTAGTATAAATGAGCATTTCCAGCGACTTGCACAAAAATATGTCATAATTTCACATGATAATCCCGTTTTTAATTGCAGAGAGAGCATAAATGGTTGGGAATTGTTGTGCAAAATGACGGTGCATGCTCATTTATAGTTACTTTAAATAAAATTTCACATTGTCATCAACCTACTCTCTCTTTTTGCAACGCAGCAATTCATGATTGCCGGAAAGGCTGCTTTAAATCAATCCTTTTTCAGCATCTTCACTTCTTCCGGCTCTTCCGGCTGATGGAAAAGCCAAAGGCAAGTTGAATTTGCTGTCATGGTAGCAACAACAAGGGCCAATGCTGCCATTGTACCGCCTACCCAGAACGGATGGTCTTCTGTCGTTTCGATAATCTCATCATTGATTTTAAGATAAAGTACTATTTATATTGAATAAAATTAGCTTGTTATTTATAAATATTAGGATTAAAAATTCTATTTCCTTTCAATGTGCTTAAGTCATTGAAATCAATATCATATTTAATTGCGTGCTTTTTTAAATCCTTTAAATTATAGTATTGATAAATATTTTCATACTCATCAATTTCCATACAAATATTATCTTCTGCAATTTCATGCTCATAGACGATATATATATCATTAACTTTTTGAATAGCATATGAATACCAATAATACTTATTTCCTTTTAGTATTCTTTTACGTATTCCAATCTGCTTACCTTTTTCAAGTTTGAGATAGTTTGCATTCATCTTGTACTTTCACCACCATACCCCAGATATTAGAATTTACCAAATTAACAAAGCACGATTTATAGAGTTTCTACCCTACATTCTGTTTAGTTTAGTATATTATACCACACCCCAACCCTCAAAGTCAAGAAAGGAGTGATTCTTATGGGTATTTTCACAGGACTATTCAAGTCCAGAGATAAGCCGACCAACAGCTATGATTCACCATCCTACACATATTTTTTCGGACGAGCGAACAGCGGAAAACGTGTCACCGACAGAACAGCCTTGCAGCATATTGCAGTTTATGCCTGCGTGCGTGTGCTGTCAGAAGCAATTGCACAGCTGCCACTGCATTTGTATAAATACAACGATAGCGGAAAAGAGCGAGTGCCACAGCACCCGCTTTACTTTTTACTCCACGATCAGCCGAATCCTGAAATGACATCGTTTGTTTTCCGAGAAACCTTAATGTCCCATCTGCTTATCTACGGCAATGCCTATGCACAGATTATCCGAAACGGCAGAGGTGATGTATTGGGACTGTATCCTCTGATGCCTGACAAAATGAAGGTTGACCGTGATGAAAAAAACCGCCTGATATACATTTACAGCCGTTACGATGAGGCAAATCCGAATCTGAAAGAACAGGGCGACATCGTTCTTTATGCTGATGAAGTTCTGCATATTCCGGGTTTAGGATTTGACGGACTGGTTGGATATTCGCCGATTGCACTTGCGAAAAATGCAATCGGCATTTCTATTGCCTGCGAGGAATATGGAGCATCGTTTTTCGGAAACGGTGCTTCACCAAGTGGCGTGTTGGAACACCCCGGGGTAATCAAAAATCCGGAACGTGTGCGTGATGCTTGGCAGAGGGCTTACGGTGGCAGAAATGCCCACAAGGTCGCAGTCCTCGAAGAGGGCATGAAATTCACCCCCATTGCAATTCCGAATAATGAAGCACAGTTTTTGGAAACCAGAAAGTTTCAGATTGAGGAGATTGCAAGAATGTACAGAGTGCCGCTTCATATGATCGGCGACCTTGACCATGCCACATTTTCTAATGTGGAACATCTCTCTTTGGATTTCGTGAAATACAGCCTTGACCCATGGATTGTCCGCTGGGAGCAGTCTTTACAGAAAGCACTTCTTTCTGATTCTGAAAAAGGAAAGTATTTCGTGAAGTTCAATGTGGACGGACTTCTGCGTGGCGATTATGCTTCCCGTATGCAAGGCTATGCTACCGCAAGACAAAACGGCTGGATGTCGGCAAATGACATCCGAGAACTTGAAGATATGAATATGCTTTCTGAGGAAGAGGGCGGAAATCTGTACCTCGTAAATGGCAGCTTCACCAAACTTGCTGATGCAGGAGCATTTGCAAATCCAAAAAAGGAGGAGAAAACCGAATGAAGAAATTTTGGAACTTTATCCAAAACGAAGATACATCGGAAACTGAGTTACTCTTTAACGGTCCCATTTCAGAAGATACTTGGTGGGGCGATGAAGTGACACCTGCTTTGTTTCGTGATGAACTCGCAAAAGTCAGCGGAAATCTGACAGTCTGGCTGAATTCACCAGGGGGCGATGTGTTCGCTGCAAGTCAGATTTATTCTATGCTGAAAAGTCACAAAGGCAAGGTTACCGTGAAAATTGACGGTATTGCAGCCTCTGCCGCATCGGTTGTAGCAATGGCAGGCGATGAAACTTTGATTGCACCGACTGCCCTAATGATGATCCACGACCCCAGCACTTGTGCTATGGGAAATAAGGCGGATATGGAAAAGGCTATCATCTTGCTCGATGAAGTCAAAGAATCAATCATCAACGCCTACGAAACAAAATCCCATCTCAGCAGAAATAAGATTGCAAAACTGATGTCCGATGAAACATGGCTCAATGCGAAAAAGGCTCATGAGATGGGATTTGTGGACGGGATTCTTTTTGCAGAGAAGAAAATGCCTGTTGTTCCCAAAGAGAAAGAACAGGATGAAGAGGAAAAAGAAGATACACTGACCGCAATGACCTATTCAAAGTCAAGGAATCTATCTGCATTCTTATCCAAAGTATCTGCATCAGCAGAATCCGTTACTGGAACACCGTTTGACCAGCTTGAAAAAAGACTGGCATTACTGAAATACTAAGGAGGATTTTAACTATGGTTATGACAATTCAGGAACTCAGAGAAAAGAGAAAGAAGGCTTGGGATACAGCACGTGATTTTCTCGACAGCAAGAGAAACGCAAACGGCGTTCTCAGTGAGGAAGATTCCAAGACCTACGATGCGATGGAACAGACGATTGTTGATCTTGGCAAGGAAATTCAGCGACTGGAAAGACAGGCTGAAATCGAAGCTGAAATGAACAAAGCAACTTCCACTCCTGTTCTCGGAAAACCCGCAACTCCGAATGTAACTGAAAAGACAGGTACAGCAAGCGACACTTACAAGAAAGCTTTCTGGAACAGTATCAGAAACCGCAACTGGATCGATGTCCACGATGATTTGCACATTGGTACAGATGCAGAGGGCGGTTATCTTGTGCCGGATGAGTTTGTGCGCCTGTAAAAGGCGATGTTTACAGTAGATTAGGCTCTACACCGCACAGCAGAGCGGTTGTCAATCTGCCTAACCGATGACAGGAAACTGGACACGGGAACACAGCACGGCAGAAACGCAGGAAACGCCAAAAGGATATGAGGCGAGTAGTACCTGCAATGACAAGATAACATAAGGATAAGGCTGGATTGCCAAAGCAAAGGTT